TCATCGAATGGACGTCAGTGCCTTTGTCTTTGTCGCCCAGTAATAGCTGATCGCGATACCGACCGTCATCGAACAGACCAAGGTATGACGCAAGCATTCTCAGTTCGAGCGCGTCTGCGTCGATCCCAACTAACAGATGACCAACGTCTGGCTTCCAGACCTCACGCATCCTCGGATCTTTCTTATCGACTTGCCCCATGTTGGGTCCGAAATGAGAGCATCTAGACGTGGTCGTACCAATCGTATTGACCTTGCCGTGCACATAACCACGACGGCTGACACACTTGAGCCACCCGCTGTCACCTTCGCTGATCTGAGAGAGTTGCTTTTGGCACCTAAAGTATCTGCTAAGTGCTTTGGCTTCGTCGTACTTGAGGATCGACAACACGCCTTCATCGATCTGAGGTGACCCCGCCGGTGTGAAGACTTTGGGTTTCCAATTGTACTTAGCGATCAGGCGTTCAGCGATCTGCTTACGGCTTCCAGGATTAAAGATTTCTATACGATCCTTGAGACGCTTGCCGGTCTTTTCGCTCCACCTTTCGTGTGTAATCGGTGGGAAGATTTCTTGCAGTTCCGCTTCGATCTCCACCATCTCGCCACGCATCTCGACAGCCAACGCTTGTGCCGCATCGACGTCTAAGCGAAACCCATGTTGTTCTTGCAGATGAATGACCCACGCGAAGTCATGCTCCAATTGAATCGCAGAACCGAGTGTGTAATCAATCAGCGTCTGTAAGTGCTGATAGACCTTGGTCGTTACGGCGACGTCTTGATCACAATAGACTGCCATCAGGTGTGAGAACTGTGACCAATCTTCGTGGTTCCCCTTTTCGAATCCCAACTGTTCACCCCACGCCGCAAGGCCGTGACGTCTGCCGGTGGGTTGGACTAGACGTGAGACAATGAGACTGTCCCAGATCAAGTTGCGATCCATCACGTCATCACCGTAGATCATCGCGAGTGCTGGGTAATCGAACCCAATGCCGTTGTGAAATACAACACGGTCGGCGGTGCGTAGTCGGGCGAGGCCGTGCGAAATCGGTGGGTAGTCAGGGTGATCGGCGTAGCACGTCACCGTGCCATCAAGTGTGCCAATCGAAATGCAGTGCACTTTGGTTAGCTGATGGAGGAGTCCATCTGTTTCAATGTCGGCTATCAGAATATCCGGTTGATCCATTTTGTTTACATATCCTCAATGTCATCAAAGTTGTCTGGGTTTGCTTCATACAGAGTTGCTGTATCGTGGTCGTATCGAAGGTGACCCATTGGACCCGTGATGCCCACGTATCGGTTCTTTAAACACGCGACCTTCAATATGTCTTCACCACCACTGGCGTCCCGTGACACAGCGACCACTGTGTCTGCGAGTTGGGCCACCGATTGTGATCCACGCAGGGACGATAAGGTTGGTTCGGCCCCGTCTTCAAACCCCTTGTCACCACCAGCGCGTCGAAGGTGACTAATCAGAATGATCGAACAGCCATACTGTTCACTGAACTGACGCAGCTTTGACATTGTGTAGTCGATCTGTTGTCTCTCGGACCCCGTGTTGCTGACCATAAAGTCTGCGCCACTAAGCAAGATCGACAGGTGATCTAGCACCACGAACTTTGCGCCTAATGCAACCACCATGTACCGCATTTTCGCTAACAGGTGGTCACTGTCTGCCGAGCCAAAGTGATCGAACAGCGTTACGAATCCGTGTCCAAGCGACAAGTCAAATGCTTCTTTGCGCTGGGCCTCGGTCAGATCGTTGGGTAGGTGCAGTGGTTTCTTAGCCGCAAGCGACATGAACCGTAGTGCTGTCCGACTGACGCTCTCTTCGAGCGCAATGTATGCGACGGGTTGCTGTTGGTTTACCGCCAGATCGTAGGCCAACTGAGCCGAGATAGTACTTTTCCCAACGCCGCTACCCGCCGTGAGAACCAAAAGTTCGCGGTCACGCAGACCGTAAAGAACTTTATTCCAAGATGGAAACGGATACGGCGCACCCATATCGATATCTTTGTTGATGTCATCCCACAGTTCCTTTGCGTTAACGACACCATCAGGTCGTTGGGTTTTTGCTTCATAGACACACGAAATTAGTTCCTTCACGCGACCGGCGATCAGCATCTCACCGGCATCTTTCAGCGGCGTGGTGGCGATCTTAGCTTTCCCTGGGGTTATCAGATCGGCACACTTTTGTGCTGCTTCCGCACCGGCGGTGTCGTTGTCGAACATGAAGACCACCTCGTTGAAACCTTCGAGGAACTCAATGTTTCGAGTGATCGCTTTGGGACTGCTTTGTGCACCGCTTGGGATCGACACAACAGGCCACGCTGGGTTCACTTGGTGGTACGCGAGGCAGTCGATCTCGCCCTCGGTCACGACGATACGCTTGCCACCTTTGTTGGTCCAAAGATGCTGACCGAATAGCTGCACCTCAGTCATGTCACCGGTCGTGTAGAACTGCTTGCCAGCCGCTCTGATCTTCTGGCCTACAAGCTGACCGGATTGGTCGCGATAAGGCGCGACGTGTACCGGCTTGCCGTTCTGTTCAGCAATTTGGTAGCTGAATTTCTTACAGGTTTCTTCGCGTATCTTGCGGTTCTTTAGTGCCGAATAGTAACCACTGGTAATCAGGTTGCTCACTGGCTGTTTCCTTTTTGGACGTATGGTCTCTCCCTGCGAACTGTATCGCGAACATGAGAAACAAAAAGTGTGGTCCGTGTAGACACTGAGAGCGTCTGACGAACCACACGCACTGCATGGCTGGTGAGTCTCAACCAAGCCCACGTTGTTGCGCCTCATAGACAGACGCCGAGCGGTTCAGCACGTACTCAACGAACCGCTGACCGGTTGGGTCGATCTTCCGTTGTCTAATGAAAGAGTACCCAATGACTTCGAGGTCTTTGATCCTTCGAGGCAACGCACGGATGCGGTACATACTACGCGCTTCCATATCGTTGATCCGATAAGTGATCTTAAAGTGACGTTTTAATGTGTCGATTTGCGACATGTTTATTCCTTTGAGTTTGCGTAGTGGATTACGATTGCGGGTGCTTCGTCTGGTTCAGCGTATCGTTTGCTGACTGTCAGACAGGTCACCTGATCGTCATCCCACCAGATTCCAGAATGTGTTGTGAGGCTGTCGAGTATACCCTTGGCATAATTATCGACGTCGCCCCGTGGATACGCACGTTTGCCTGTGCGTGGCTTTGGCACCACGGCTTCGACCACCACGTCTATTGGTCCGCTCATTGGTTCTGCGACGTGATTCTCTAAAGCCTTTTGCATTTCTAAACGAAAAGCTTGGTAGGTCTTGCCATAGTAAGTTCCCCAACGGGACACGCGAGGTCGTGACGCTGGGACAGGAGTAACTGCGAGATGTATTGTCAGCGCAGCCGCTCCGAGGTGACGCACTGCGCTAGATGTCGAACTCATCGTCATCGTCCGAGGACTGTTCGCTTGCCGCGATGTCCGCAAAGTCATCGTTACCAGCGTTACGTTTGTCGCAAAGCATCACATTTCGAAGCTGGCCTGACACACCTTTGTTGCCGCCGTTTTCGTAAGGGTTCAATGCGAATGACGCTCGAACCAGATCGCCTGACATTGGGACCATACCGTCGGGCAGAGGCTTCTTTGTGTCATCAATAAATCCTGGCTGGTACTTGGACTTACATGTGATCGTCCAGTGACCGTGGAATTCTTCCTTCTTGTTCTCATCGCCATCTTTGTGCGGCATCCGTAGAACTTTAGGTATTTTACCGAATTCTTTTTCGGCAAGATCGTTGGAGAACTCTCCCATTTGAGCGATGAAAGTTTCGACCGTTGGGTCACCTTTTTTGAGGCACAAGGTGACTTTGTATTTACCGTCACTGTATTGCTGACCCTCGTCAGGTGTGTTCAGCCAAGCATAAGCAGCGGTGGCGGGTGGAGATACTACGATTTTTGTGGGGCGTTTAGCCATTCTGTTTGTTCCTTTAGTAACAAAAAAGCCCCCACTGAAATCAATCAGCGAGGGCAAGGTGGCTGCGAAATTGCAGCTAGGGAGAGAAAGCCAACCAGATGGGCGAACAGTTGGCAAAAGCATCCGCTTAGTACCAACTGCACACTTTTAAGTTGACCTGTTGATCACGCGGAAAAGTAAGGCATTACGCGAAAAAGTAAGGGGCTGATAGAACCTCTTTAGGGTCGAAAGTTCCCTGCACTGGTGGCTCCGGTAGGTCTGCACCTTGGGCTTTACGTCGGACATAAGGGTGGAACTCATCAGCGATCCAATCGCCCTTAAAGATGTCGGCAGCGGTGGACCGGATGCTGTTTCTCATCATGTCCACGTTGGACGGATGGACTGCGAATGAATCGTGTATCGCACACACGTCCGTGACGCCTTGCACTTTAAGATCGACAATCATCCGGTGCATCAACGCGGCATCCAGCGAGTGGATCACGTTAGGTGACGCTCCGAGTGCTTGCTTGCGGATATTCAGACCACCAAGTGGGTTCTCGTCCCAGAGAAAATATGACCCCATGACCGTCTTGATGTCCGTCTTGCTGACGTTCCAGTACGATTGCTGGATCGTTGTACCGGCTGGTGTGCGCCATTGCATTGGGACACCTTTGTCTGCCAGTGCCGTTGCGACTTGCTGAAAGTAATCCATGATCGGACGGCTGGCGACCACGGTTTGCTCCAATGCGATCACCAGTTTGTCCCGCAAGTACCCAGCGTTCTTCAACAGGTCGCCATCAAGCTTGTCGCAGAACCCATCAGAGATCAACTGGTCCTGTATCCCTCTTGGAGTGACACCATACGACGTGGTCATACAGGCACGTTTGCATTCAGTACGACCCACGTTGCCGACCCAGCGGTGCGCCTCTTCTGTACGTTTGCCCATGCGGATGTCTTCAGCGATCAAGCCGTTCACCACGTCGGCTGTCTCCGAATAGATATCGAACCGTGCGTCTTCCGACGAACAATTAGTCAGCTTTGCGCCAACCGGATCGCGCCCAAGCAGTGACATCAATTGGAGACCATTGTTCGACCCGTCTTGATGTACCGGCAGGGTAGACAGAAAGGTCTCAGGGTTGTCACAGCCGGTGGCAGCGGTCCACTCCATGCACGTCTGGAGAAACTCAAGTGGACTGTCTGCACTTGCCCAGAACTGAAAGCCGTCGAAGGGTTGTGTCGCACTGTCTTCGATTAGGTCGTGATGTTCAGACGCCCAGACTTGCATTTCGTCAAAGGTCACCTTGTCGTTCCCGTAGGTGTTACACAGTCGGACAGCCAACCAGTACAAACCACGCGGACCCAGTGCGACACCATTGGCAAACCGCATGGTCCCACGGGCCAGACCATCTCCCTGGGGATTCCAATCAGGGGTCGTGTAGTAAAAGCGACCACGGGTATCCATCTTGATCGGGTGGAACAGTTCGAGACCACGGTGGTCGTTGGACAGATGGAACTTGCGGATCGCACTCTCACGTTTGCTGACGTCACTGGCGTTCTTTTCGTGCAGCTTGGTCAGATTGTATTTCCACTGCGCCCGTTCCTTTTTGGACATGCGGTCCCACTTATCGTCTTCAAGACGGTCGGGCAGTTCGACAGGGTCTGGCTTTGGAAGATACTCAATGATCTCTAGACCTTGGTTGTAGATTTCCATCGCCACATCCAGGATCGGCTCGTCAACACAATACGGCACAGCACCGAGACTGTTGGCGGCGTCGAGCGTGGTCTGGCTGACAGGATCAGTGAGGCTAGCTGTGTGCTTGTGTAGACCACCACGTATGAAGTCCAGTTTGACCATACAGTAGCCACCCTTGTAGCGACCCAGACGCTCACACCATGCCCACGGTTTGGACGCTATAAGCATTGGTTTGATCGCGGGGGTGACCACCTCGACACGGCTGTGGATGTCTTCGATCATCGCTTGACACTCGTTTGACAGAAAGACTTGTCGTTGTGTCTTGTTACGCATCTGCACGTATTTCAGAATGAAGAAGCCATCAGTATTGGTCACCGCAAGCTGCAACAGTTTGGCCCCAATGTGTCCTCTTTGATCGCGAGACCAATCAAGCGTTTCGATCTCATCGATCTTGCGGGTCCAGTTGCCCCACTGACGCTGATTGAAATTCTTTGCGCGACTGATCA